CCAGTGTCTTTCTGCGCCAGTCGGGGCGCAAAACGTTCGCGTACCAAGCTTGGGCAAGTTGCCAGCACTGCTCCGGGGACATGGCGGCACCGCGCGTCAGCTCCCGAGAAGCGCACCAGCGGTCGATGTGCTCTTCCGACCGGAAGATGAGCATCGTCGATCAAGTGAACGCGATGTTGTCCCACCACTGGGCGGCCGGCACGCCAAAGTGGTCACCGGGCGCGGCGTCGTGGCGGTCCCACGGCACAAGGGCGATCTTCCTAGCGGGACCCGGCATGCCATCCTCAAAGCCTTCCTGCAGCTGGGGCTGACCCTGCTGCTGATGGCCTGCGTGCTGAGCCTGTATGCCCAGGTGGCGTTGGTGGGACGATGATCAACCTTTGGCTTGAATTCTTTTGTGTTGACCGTGGCCCGTTCCTGCTCGACAAAATCCCCGTCCTGGGGCACAAAATGAAAGATTATCAGGTCCACAACAACGGGTTTGGCTGGTTCACGGTGAGTAGTATCTGTGAGTACTGCAAGATCTATGAGCAGGAAAGGTCAGTCAACGAAATGTATCTCAAGTTCAAAGGGTATCCAGTCCCCGAAGACACCTACGACACCGAGTACCTGCCTTATTGGGAGCAGATGTGAAGCCGCACCAAATCCGGTTGGCGCGCAAACCGGATTGACTGACGCGCATCCTCTGCTATAATCGCAGATGAGTTGACCGGCGTGGACATCCCCGCGCCGGTCAGTATTTAACAAGGCGGACGCAGGGGACGAGGGATGGCATGCCCCCCAAGAGCGCCCGACCGGCACGCGTCACAAAAGCCAAGACGCGCAGCCCCAAGACCGAAATCGCTGAAGTCGACCCGCAGGAGCTCGTGGCCCAGTTTGGCATCACCATGCTGCAGGCCATGTTTGCGCTGCACTACGTGACCGGGGGCTACAACGGGATCAAGGCGGCGAAGGAAGCGGGGTACAAGGGCGCCTACTCGGTGCTCGGAAGCACCGCCCACGATAACCTGAAGAATCCCAAAATCAAGGAATGCATCCATTTCCTGATGCGCACCCGTGTGGTGGCCGAGGAGGAGGTGCTGGCGCGCCTGTCCACCATCGTGCGCGGCTTCGACCCCACCGACTACATGGACATCATCGAGGTCTTCAATGTGGACCGCAAAGGCAACCAGTACCCGGCCGGCCTGGTGGCCAAGTTTGACCTGGCGAAACTGCGCAAGGACGGCTACAGCCACCTGATCAAGCGCGTGCGCCAGACGAAGATCGGCGTGGATATCGAATGGCATGACCCGCTGGACGGCCTGCAGCTGATGGGCCGGCACTACAAACTATTCACCGACCGCACCGAATTGGAAGGCAAGCTGGACCTCACCGACTCCGGCCTGACGGACGCCGACCGGGCGGCGCGCATTGCTGCCATCCTGGACAAGGCCCGCCAGCGCAAGGAGGGTGGGAGTGACTGACGCCTCGCCGGTGGCCGAGATGATCGACCTGCTGCCCTACCTCACCGACGAGGAGCGGGCGCAGCTGGACGCCTTGCTCACCGTGGATATGCCCCTGTGGGAGCCAGCCTCGGTGCCGCAGCGCCTGGCCTACGACAGCCCGGCCGATGAGTTGTTTTATGGCGGCGCTGCCGGCGGCGGCAAGTCCGACCTGCTCCTGGGCCTGTCGATCACGGCGCACCGCAAGGCGGTCATCTTCCGGCGGGAGTACGAGAACCTCAAGGAGATTGAGGAGCGGGCACGGGAGATCATCGGCGAGGCCGGCCAGTACAACAGCCAGCGCAAGATCTGGAAGCTGAACGACGGCCGCCGGCTGGACTTCGGTGCGGTGCAGTTCGACCACGACAAACGCAAGTGGCGCGGGCGGCCGCACGACCTCAAGGGCTTCGACGAGCTCACTGAATTCACCCAAAGCCAGTACGAGTTCATCATCGGTTGGGCACGCAGCACGACCCCGGGCCAGCGGGTGCGGGTGGTGGCCACCGGCAACCCGCCGGAGAGTGCCGAAGGCGAGTGGGTCATCCAGCGCTGGGGGGCCTGGTTGGACCCGCAGCACCCAAAGCCGGCCCGCCCAGGGGAACTGCGCTGGTATGCGATGGTGGACGGCAAGGAGCAGGAAGTCGAGACCGGTGAACCCTTCGAGTGGAACGACGAGACCATCCAGCCCAAGAGCCGCACGTTCATCCCCGCCCGCCTGGCCGACAACCCCTTCCTGGCCACCACTGGCTACGAAGCCATCCTGCAGAACATGCCGGAGCCGCTGCGGTCGCAATTGTTGTTCGGCGACTTCAAGATCGGGCGGGAAGACAACGTCTGGCAGGTGATCCCCACCGAGTGGGTGCGCCTGGCCCAGGAACGCTGGGAGCAGCGCACCGCTGACCCGGACTTTGTGCGCGGCCCGCTCACTGCCATCGGGGCCGACGTGGCCCGCGGCGGTGGGGACAAGTTCGTGCTGGCGCCACGCTTTGCCAACTACTTTGGCGAGCTGGAGAAGCATGAAGGCAAGACCGTGCCGGATGGCCAGACGGGGGCCGGCCTGGTGGTGCGCATGCTGCGGGACCTGGCGCTGGTGGTTGAAGCGGAGACCGAAGGCGAAGAAAAGGCCGAAGACAAAAAGGAGGCGCTGGCGGATGCCACGGTGAACGTGGACCTGATCGGGGTGGGCACCAGCGTGTATGACTTCCTGCATGAGATGGACGGGGTTGATGCGCAAGGCGTCAACGTGGCGTCGGGGGCGGACCAGACGGACCGCAGCGGCAAGTTCAAGATGCGCAACGTGCGGGCCTGGATGTACTGGAGCCTGCGTGAGGCGCTGGACCCGCAGCTGGGGGAGGACCTGGCGCTGCCGCCGGACTCGGAACTGCTGGCGGATCTGTGTGCGCCGCGCTGGAAGGTGAGCGCTCAGGGAATTCAAGTTGAGAGCAAAGAAGACATTATCGAGCGCCTCGGACGCTCCCCGGATAGCGGTGATGCGGTCGCCCTCGCCCATCTGGAAACTTCCACCTGGCTGATGTCCTAAGAGGAGATGGCGATGGCACGAAAAGTAATCTTTACGGACGGCCGCAAGTCGGCGGCGATCAACATTGGCGACGACAACGACCACCCCGAGGCCTGGAACTGGCTGAGCGGCGACCCACGCGCCGGCATCGAGATGACCGCCTCGGACTATTTCGCCAAGGTGCCCTGGCTGTACCGCGGCGTGCGCCTGGTGGCCTCGACGGTCGGGTCCATCCCTTTTGAGATCAAGAACCTCAAGGGCGACCTCGTCGAGGAGTCGAGCGACTACCGCAACAAGGTCGGGTTCCTGCCCAACCCGAAGCGACTGCTGTACCTGATCGCGGCCGCCCGGATGCTCACCGGCCGGGCCTACGTGTTCAACAACGCCAACAAGTACGACGTAACCAAGTCGCTGAAGTACCTCAACCCGCTGTCGGTGGACCCGCTCTACTTCAAGGAGGGGCCGAAGGTGGGTGACCTGCGCGCCTGGAATCGCAGGATGACCGGCCCTGGCAGCACCGTCGTCGAGAAGGAATTCAAGCTCGAGGAGATCGCTTACTTCTGGCTGGCTGACCCCTACAGCGAGATCGGCCCGCCGGCCAACTACCCGGTGCGAGCGGCGCTCTCGGCGGCCGGCGTGCTGTTCAATGTGGACCTGTTCGCCACCGGCTTCTTCGGGCGCGGCGCCATCAAGGCCACCCTGCTGCTGGTGGGCGACAAGACCAAGAAGGACGAGCGGGACAAGTTTGAAGCCTGGTGGAACAAGTTCTACCGAGGCATTGCCAACGCCTTCCAGCAAAAGGTCTTCAACGCCGACCAGGTGCAGGTCGTCACCATCGGCGAGGGCTTGGAAGGCCTGGAAGACAGCGATCTCACCGACAAGAAGCGGGAAGACATCAGCCAGGCGCTGGGTATCCCGCAGAGCAAGCTCTTCAGCAACGATGCCGGCGGCCTGGGCGGTGGTGGGGTGGTGCAGCAGGATGACATCCGCTTCTACACCGAGACCATCATCCCCGAGACGCGGGAGATCTTCGACGCCTTCAATGAGCAGGTCTTCGGCCCCAACGGTTACCAGATCGAGGTCAATGAGGGCGGCATTGACGTCTACCAGGAGGACGAGAAGGAGCGCTCGTTTGCGCTCTACAACATGGTCACTGCCATCGCCGCCAGCCCGGAAGCTGCCGAGTTCTCGATGCACGTCCTGGGCTACGAGCTGTCCGATGACGACAAGCTGGCCCTGGCCGCCATCCGCGAGGAGAAGGCCCGCCAGGCGGAGCTTGCCCAGGAGCGCTTCGAACGCTTCGGCGACCCGGCACAGGGGAATAACGCGAAGGAGCCGGAGCGTGCGCCCCGGCCGAAGATGGACCCGAACGCCAAGGCCCAGCTGGAGGATGCACTCAAGGAACTGGGGCAGTGGCAGCGCAACGCTGCCCGGTTGGGCGGGGCCAAGTCGGCGGCGGAGTTCGTTGCGGAGCGCCTGCCGGCGGAGTTCGCCGACCTGGTGCGCATCGGCCTGAGTCGGGCCGTCGACAAGGAGGCCATCAAGGCGGTCTTCGTTGGCGGCCGGCAGCTGCTGGAATCGGGCCACTTTGACGCTGCCCTGGTAGGAGCGGTGAAAGGGGCGCTGGAGAAGGGCGCCGAGCCGGCCCGGGTGTATGCCGCCCTGGGAGGCTGGGAGAGCTACCCGTGAGCGACCGCGTCAGCCTGACCGGCGACATCGACCCGGACGGCAAGGCGAAGGACGAGCGCGAGCTCAGCCTGGCCGAACTGCTGGGCATCAGCCTCGAGGAGCAGTACCTCGACCTGATCAGCCGGCTGGACCGGGACAACCCCCAGGACCCAGGCGACACCTTCTGGGAGCCGTGGCTGGCGGCGCTGCTGGCGCTGCTGGTGCTTTCACTGCGTGAGACCGCCGAGACCGGCGCCGAAGCCGCCATGCTGCGCCTGGGTGTGGGCGTGGACTGGGACGAGGTATTGAGCGAGGCCTCGAACTGGGCCGGCACGTACAGCTTCAGCCTGGTGCGGGATATCGTCGCCAAGGACCAGGCGGCACTCCAGGAGAAACTGCAGCAGTACTTCAACGGCCAGCTGGACTTCGACGGGCTGGTCAAATCACTGGAAAGCCGCTTCGGGCCGGTGCGGGCGACGAACATCGCCATCACCGAGACAGCCCGCGGCTGGGACCGCGGCCTGGACATCTACGAGGACGCACTCAATCGTCAGGGCATCCTCACCGACCGCCTGTGGTTCACCCTGGACGATGGCGGCGTGTGCAATGTCTGCCGGCCCAACCACCTGCGACTGCGCAGCCAGGGCTGGACGACCAGCTACCCCGCCCACCCCCGCGAGCGCTGCTGGACGGCCATCGTTATCCTGTAGGGGCTTGACAACAATTTCGATTGCATGTAGCATAAATCCTGCAAGACCAATTGCATAGCCGCCAGCACGATGTGCGGCACGCCTAGACAGAGCTACTTTTGTTGGGGTCGGGTACGGACCCGGCCCTAGAGAACAGAGCGGCGACTGAGGCACAGATGCCCCGCAACACGCGGGTGCCTGTGTTCATCAGTCGCCGCTCTTTTTGTTACCGGAGACGCCATGTCCAAGAAAATCAATCGTTCGACCGCCAACAAGGCCGCCAGTCTCGACCAGCAACTGGAAGAGGTGCGCCAGGCCTGGCGGGCCGCCCACCCGCTCAGCCCAGACCTGGTGTCGATGGATGACACCTGGGTGATGGAGACCTTTGCCGATCACCTGGTCATCGAAAAGGGCGGCAAGTACTTCCGGGTGACCTACAGCCGCAACGAGGGCGGCAACATCGTCTTCGCCCCGCCGGTGGAGTGGGAAGAGGTCGAGCGCCAGACCGAGTGGGTGGCCAAGTCCATTCAACTGCAGGTATTGGAAGCCGGCCGCAATCCGCTCAAGAGCCTGGGCGCCAACGACGACTCCCTGCGCGTCGGCAACTACCTGGCGCTGTGGGGCGACGACGACCAGCGTGATCTCGAATTCCTGCGCTCGGGTCCCAACCCGGACGGCAGCCTGGGTGAGTTCTTCACCAAAAACACCGACTTCTCCAGTTCGTACACCGCCGCCGGTGTGCTCTACGTGGACTGGGAGCACGGCATCGGCAAGGCGCTGGACAAGACCGGCCCGGACGCCGACGAGGTACTGGGGGTCGTGGATTGGAAGTCAGCGGTGCTCGACGAGGTCGGGCTGTGGGTGGAGCGCGTGCTCAACCGCCGCAACAAGTACATCCAGGCGCTGGAGAGCCTTATCGAGGCCGGCCTGATCGGCACCTCCAGCGAAGCCATCCCGGGCAAGACCGTGGCCCTGGAGACGGGGGAAATCACGAAGTGGCCGCTGCGCCGTGACACTCTCACGGTGATGCCGGCTGAACCGCGCATGATGACTGCCAACGTGGTCACGGCGCTCAAATCACTTGCTCACGCGGCCCCCGCCGCCGAAGGACAGCCAGAGGGCGCTGCGGCGCCGGCAGTCAAGGCCAAAGGGCGTGCGGTGCAACCCCGAACAGGCGGACCCTCCGCCACCCAACCGAAGAGGAGCAATCCCATGAACAAGAAAGAGATCCTCGAGAACTTCGCCAAGACGATGGGTCTGAAGGTCGAAGAGCTCACCTCCGAACAGAAGGCGCTCGCCCTGCGCGGCACCGAGTTCGAGAATGACCCGCCCGAGGTCACCCTGGTCTCCGTGGAGACCGCCAAGGCAATGGCCAAGGAAGCGGCCGAAACGGCCGTGAAGGCCTTCGCCGCATCTGCACCCGCCAAGGGCAACCCGGGCAACAACGTCGAGGTGGTTGAAGACGAGGCCGATAAGGACTTCGAGTCCGACGGCCAGTTCTTCATGGCGGTCAAGCACGCCGCCCTCAACCCGGCGAACATGGACGTTCGCCTGCTCTCGCGCAAGGCCGGCCTCGGCCTCAACGAGTCGCAGCCGGACGCCGGCGGCTTCCTGGTGCGTTCGCAAGCGAACAACACCATCGAGCAGCGCATGTACGAGGTCGGCCAGATCCTCCAGCGCGTCGACATGGAGACCATCGGCCCCAACAGCAACGGCATGACCTGGAATCGTGTCGACGAGACCAGCCGGGCCAATGGCTCGCGCATGGGCGGCGTGCAGGGCTACCGCGTGAAAGAAGGCGGCACCCTGACGGCCTCCCGGCCGAAGTTCGACCAGCTCGAGCTGAAGCTGAAGAAGTATGCCGCGCTGTGCTACGCCACCGACGAGCAGCTGGAAGACACCGTGGCGCTCGAAAGCTGGCTGAACAACAACGTGCCCACCGAGTTGGTCTTCATGATGGAAGACGACATCTACAACGGTGCGCCCGCTGGCGCCGGCAACAAGGGCATCATGGGCCACCCGGCCACCCAGGTCGTGACCCGCACCAACGCCAACGCCATCATCGCCGCCGATGTGCTGGCGATGTGGGCACGGCGCTGGGCAGGCGGCGGCTCGCAGTACGTCTGGCTGGCCGAGCAGGACGTGCACCCGCAACTGGCGGTGATGACCATCGGCGATCAGCCGGTGTACCAGCCGCCCGGCGGCCTGGCGGACTCGCAGTACGCCCGCCTGTTTGGCCGGCCGGTGATCGAGGTGGAGTATGCCGCAGCGCTGGGCACCACCGGTGACCTGATGCTGGTGGACCTCAAGCAGTACAAGGCCATCAAGAAGGGTGACGGGGTGAAAGTAGCCTCCTCGATCCACGTCCAGTTCCTGACCGACGAAACCGCCTTCCGCTTCATTGCGCGGTCGGACGGTGCGCCGTTCTGGAAGTCCGGCCTCACCCCGAAGAGCGGCGCTTCCGCCCGCTCGCCCTATGTTGTGCTGAGCACCAGCTCCTAACCCGGGCTGGCTGACAGATAAGGAGACTCCCATGATCCGCTTTGGAGAAAAACTTCAGGTCGTCCCGCTGCTCTCGCCGCAGGACACCACCGAGGTCACCCTGTCGACGCCGTTTGTCGACGTGTCCCTCGCCCACTGGCTGACCCTCCTGGTGAAGTTCGGCAACGTGGCCGGCGACAGCCTGGTGCTGGTCGTCGAAGCCTCGACCGAGAATGCTGACTCCGGCACGGAAGCCGGCGTGGCGTTCAAGTACCGCCAGTCTTCGGCCGTGGGCACCGATGCCTGGGGCGCCGTCTCTGATGGCGCCGCCACTGGCATCAGCATCAACGCCAGCCAGGACAACACCAGCTTCCTGATCGAGGTCGATCCCGCCGACGTGGCGGCCGCCCTCACCGGTGGCAAGTTCGTGCGTGTCCGGCTGGTACCGGGCTCCTCGAGCATGTCGGCGCTGCTGGTCAACGCCGATGCGTTCCTGGAACCGGTCTACCCGGGCCTGACGCCGATCAGCTCGTCCTAACCTGACGTAGGGAGGGGTGCAGGGTCGCCCCTCCCTTTCACCACTTGACAGAGGTCGCAAAAAATCCGATGAACACCGTCTGCATTGTAGGTTCCCACCCTGACACCCGGCACCTGGTTCCCTGGGGCGATAAGACCAAGGAAATCTGGGTGCTCAATGAGGCCGCCAGCCGCATGACCGAAATCGGGCCGAACGGCCAGGCGCTCAATTCCGTTGACCTGTTGCAGGGCGTAAAAGCCGTTCGGTTGGACCCGCCCTGGCCGCAGCGGGTCGACGCCGTCTTCCAGATGCACGTCCCGGCCATCTACCGCAGCGAGCACAACCCCAACGACAAGGGCCACTGGGCCTGGCTGCAGCAGGAGCACGACTACCCGGTCTACATGCAGGACGTGGACCCGGATGTGCCAAGCTCGGTGCGCTACCCCATCGAAGAGGTGGAAGACACCCTGCTGGCCAACGTCCTTCTGGTCACAGGCAAGAGCGAGCGGCCGGTGCGCTACTTCACCTCCACCTTCGTCTACGCCATCGCCCTGGCCATCCTGAAGGGCAAGCAGCGCATCGAGATTTACTGCGTGGAGATGGGCAGCGGCACCGAGTTCGAATTCCAAATGCCGTGCTTTCAGTTCTGGCTGGGCATCGCCGCCGGCCGGGGGGTGACGGTTAAGCTCTTCTCCGGCCACGGCCACTGGACCAAACTGCGCTATGGCTACGACGGCGAGATCGCTCCGCTGGACGAAGCCTACATGGCTGAGCGTGCCAAGGTCCTGCGGACCACCTTCAACCACTATGACAAGCAAAACCTACAGCTGCGCAAGGCGATGGCCCTCGAGCTTCAGGGTCAGGACTACGACCGCGTCGCGCAGCTGGTGAATGAATGCGAAGCCATCGCCGCCACCGCCGGCCAGGCCGCTGGGGCGCTCGGCCAGGCGGACGGTTTCCTGGAAACGATGATCAAGCACCGCGAGCTCACCGGCCTCGAGTACATCGTCGATCGCAACGCCTGCGAGCTCACCGCCGCCAAAGCGATGGGCGAGGCCGAACGCCTTAAGGCGCTGATGCACCACCAGGCCGGCAAAGCGGAATACCTCTGGAACGTCTGGCGTCTGACTGGCAAGGACGACGCCCGGGTGCAGTTCGAAGCGCTGTTCGAAGCCCACACGCAGCACGCCTACGACGCCGGCGCCATGCTCGGCATCTACGAGGAGAGCGTGCAGTGCATGATGGCCATCGATTCCCGCCTGCAGGCGGCCGGCGGCGCCCGTGCCCTGGCGGCCGTGACCGGTTTGCCTGCCAACTTATTGGAGGCCGCCCATGTCTGAGGCGTGGTGGCTTCCTGGCGCACCCGGCACGCGGGACGTGCCCTGGCTGCATCCGGCCATCGTGTTGTACCTGGATGCGCTCATCCAACCGCACTGGACCGTGCTGGAGCACGGCAGTGGCGGCTCCACCCGCTGGTTTGCCAAACGCGCCCAGCACGTGGTGTCGGTGGAGCGTGACCCCGCCTGGCAACAGGTGACGGAATCGCAGGTGGATGGCGACGTGGTGCGCTTTTACAACGGTACACCCGAAACACTGGTTGCCGAGATGCCGGGAACGTTTGACCTGATGCTGATCGACGGTGCGCGGGACGAACGGCCGGCGTGGTGTGCGGTTGCCGGCCAACTGGTGCGACCAGGCGGCATCGTGGTCCTTGACAACAGCAACCGGCCGGAATACACAGACGCCCGGGCGGCCTTGCAACGCATCGCCGAGCACGGCATCGTCTTTGCGACGAATCCGCCCGGTTTCCGCAACGCGGTGACGGACATGTATCGCATGAAGGGAGGCGCGGACGATGAGAATTGGATCTAACCCCCTGCGCCACCAGAAACTGCCGCAGGCCCCCAACCGTGTGGCAGCCGTCATCACCCACCTGCCCGACGAGCGCGGCTACCACAGCGAACGCCTCGAAGTCGTGCAGCTCAGCCTGCGCAGTTTGCGCGCCAACGCCGGTTGCGAGGTTCCGGTGCTGGTGTGGGACAACGGCAGCTGCCCGGCCCTCACCGATTGGCTGGTGCACGACTTTCGCCCCGAGACCCTCATCCTCTCGCCCAACGTCGGCAAATCTTCGGCACGGGCGTCCATATTTCACATGGTTCCACCAGACACTCTCCTCGGCATGGCCGACGATGACATGCTCTACCACCCTGGCTGGTGGACGGCACAGGAAGAGTTGCTGACTGCCTTCGCCAACGTGGGCGCGGTGTCCGGCTACCCGACGCGGGCGATGTTCCGCTGGGGGACCCGCAACACCATCGCCTGGGCCCGCCAGCACGGCGAGGTGGAAGTCGGCAACTTCATGCCGAAAGAATGGCACCGGGAGTACTGCCTCTCTGTGGGGCTGCCCCAACTGACGCAAGAAATAATTAACACCGACGAGGTGCGCATCACCGTCGATGGCCAGCAGGCCTACGCCCAGGCGCACCACTGCCAGTTTCTGGCGGTTGCCGGCCGGATTGCCCCACTGACGAAGTGGAACGATGAGGGCACCAGCCACGAACGTGCGTTTGACGAATCGATTGACGAAGCCGGGTACCTGCGCCTGACCACCCCCCAGCGCCTCACCCAGCACATGGGCAACGTCCTCGATGACGACCTGCGGGCGCTGGCCGCCGAATTCGGGCTCCTGGAGGGCGTCCATGCCTAATCTCTACATCACCCTGGCGGACCTGCGCAACAACGCCCCGGACGCCCTGCGCTCCACCAACACCACCTACGACCAGGCCTTCCTGCGCTTGGCGCACGCCATCAGCCGCTGGATTGACGACTACTGCGAACGGGTCTTCTACCCGGTGAGCGAGATCCGCTACTTCCCCGGCGGCGGCGGCCAGGACCTCTGGCCCGGCGATCTGATTTCCGTGTCTGAGGTGGCGATCAGCGACGACAACGGCCTGACCTACACCGCGCTGGACGCCAGCGATTACATGCTGATGGGCGGCAACGATTACGGCCCGCGGGGCAGCTACAACCGCATCCGGCTGGACATCAACGGCGACCAGGTCACCTGGCCCACCGGCCAGAAGGCCATCCGCATCACCGCCGTGTGGGGCTGGCACGACGACCGCGCCGGCGCCTTCGAGGACAGCACCGACGAGGTGGAAGACAACCCGCTGAGCGATAGCGCCGCCACCCTCACGGTGAACGAAGTGGAGGGCATCGACCTGTGGGGCGCTGCGCCACGCTTTTCACCGGGCGCTTTGCTGCGCATTGGCAGCGAGTACCTCGAGGTGGTGGCCACCGGCGAGAACCAGACGCTCACTGTGGTACGCGGCCGCAACGGCACCAGCGCTGCGGAGCACGCCCAGAACGTCCAAATTGACCTGTGGCGACCGCCGGCAGTAGTGAAACAGGCCGCCCTCATTCAGGCCACCCACCAGTTCAAGCGCGCCCAGGCCGGCTACACCGACGCCGAGGCCCGGCCAGACCTCGGCCGCCTGATGCACATCAAGAGCCTGGACGCCGAAGCGCTGGCCCTGCTCGAAGCGGTCCAGCGGGTAAAGGTGGGCTGATGTTCAGCGCGACGTTCCAAATCCCCAAGCTCGATGAGCAGATCGCCCGCCTGGCCGGCTTCGAAGAAGAACTCGGCCGGCGTGCTCAGCAGGGCGCGCAGATCGGTATCGGCCTGGCGGCCATCGGCTGGCGGGACGTGGCCGCTTTCAAGACCGGTCTGTACCGCGGCTCCATCGCCACCCGCACCGCACCGGTGACCGGCGGATTTCAGGGGATTGCCGAGACCCACGTGCGCAGCGCTCGGGGCTTCCCCTACCCGCGGGCATTGGAAGAGAGCACCCGCTACCACTACCGCAGCACCGCCCGCCGCGGCCAGCAGACCGCCGGCCAGGTGGCGCAGATGTTCAAGAACCTGCGGCCCAAACTCAAGCAGATCGCCAAAGCCATCAGCGAGGCGATGGTGCGCTGGGCGAAGGTGTAACGATGAGCTTTCAAACCTGGTCCCCACGCGTCAAAACCCTCATGCAGGAGGTGCTCACTGAGGCCTATTCCGCCAAAGAGACTTCCGCCCTCGGCGAGGTCTACGACTACAACGAATGGCCCGGTACCCTGACCGCCCTGCCGACGGCGCTCATCGGGACACGCGGCGGCAACACCTCGTATGGCATGAGCGCCCCGCGCATCCTCCAGCACGATATGGCCATCTGGGTCTACCTGCCCGGCCTCACCCTGGCCGAGGGCATGGCCCAGGCGGTGCCGCTGGTGGACCGGGTGTGGAAGAAGTTCGCCGCCAACCTCACCCTGGGCAGCCGGGTCTCCAACTTCACCCCGCCCGCCCCGCCGGCGAAGTGGTACGAGGGGCCGGACTTTCTCGGCTATGGCAGCGCCAGCCATGTCGGCATGATTTTCAACTACCTCGTCAAGGAATCGGGCGAGAGCTTCACCGTGGAAGCAGGAGCGTGACATGAAAACCTACGTGTACACCGGCCCGGGCCTGGGGGTGCCGGGCCTCCCCAACCGAGTGACCGAGCAGGAAGCGCAGCAGCTGGGCGTGGCCGACACACTCGCTGAGTGCATCGCCGCCGGCACGTTCGTGGAAGCTGGCCAGGCGGCACCTGTGGCCCGACCGCTGGCGCCCCGTCGTAGCCGGCACAAATCACCTGTCGAACCTGAAGAGCAGGACACCCCACCCGCCGATGAAGGCGAAAAGGAGAACGAATCATGAGTGGAGAACGCGCCCTTTCGAAAATGCAGATCGGCGTGGAAGGGACAGGCACGCCCGGCACTGCCGTGGCGGCCGACACCATCCTGCTGGGCGAACACCAGCCGATCAAGCCCGACCGCAAGCCGGTGATGATCCAGGACAACATCGGCGTGCGTAGCCAGTTCAACCGCAGCCGCATCGACCAGTATGCGGTGAGCGACACGCTGCGCTTCCCGCACGCCTACTACCAGCTGCTGCCGTTGTTGTTCAGCCTGAGCCTCAAGGGCCAGGTGACCCCGACCGAGCAGAGCTCCGGTGTGGGCGACTACCTGTGGACCCACACCCCCAGCCTGACCGCCGGCAACACGCTCAACTCCGCCACCCTGGAACTGGGCGACGACACCCAGGCCTACGAGGCCGAGTACCTGCAGATCGAGCGCCTGCGCATCAGCTCGGCAATCAACCAGGGCATGGACGCCTCACCGGTCTCCATCGAGGCCGACTACTACGCCCGCCAGTGGACGCCCACCAGCTTCACCGGCGGGCTGAGCCTGCCCTCGCACGCTGAAATGAACGGCAAGCTGGCGCAGTACTACCGCTACAGCGCCTGGAGCGCGGTAGGCGACTCCACCGAGGCCTCCAGCGGCATGCGCGGCTTCGACCTGCAGCTGATGCCCGGCGCGCACCCCAAGTTCTTTGGCTCGACCACCAAGACCTTTACCACCCACGGCCAGGGCTTCATCGACGCCACGCTGGCGCTAAGCCTCGAGGGGGATGCGACCGCTGACGCCATCTACGACCTGATGCAGGCCAAGACCTACAGTGTGGTGCGCCTGGAAATCCTCGGCCCGCAGATCGGTGCGGGCGAAGTCCACTCCCTGAAGGTGGATATCGGCGGCGTGTGGCAGGACGTCATCCCGCTGGGCGAGAACGACCGCGGCAACAACGTCCACACCGCCATCCTGCAGAGCGAGTACGACATGGACGGCGGCGGCGCCAAGCAGATTCAGGTAGTCGTGAGCACCAACGTCACCGCCATCTGATGACTTCCACCGGCTGGCTAGGGCCTCACTGGTGTGGCGACCGCACCCGAGGCTCCGAAAAGCGGACCCTGCCGCCTGCCAGCCGGCCCTCCAGGGATGTCTATCACAGGAGGTAGACCCAATGAACGGTTCGAACTTCATCAAGCAGATCACGGTCCCAAAGATCGTGCAGCCGGTGCAGCTGGCCGGCTACAGCGAGCAACTGGTGGACGCCCCGCCGATCCACGTGTGGGTGAACCCACCGCAGAACGTGCTGGACGCCTTTGCAGCCATCCAGACCGACCTGCGGGCGGTTGCCGAGGCCATCAAGCGGGCGCCGCAGATCAAGGGCCTGATGGGCAAGCGCCGCTGGCAGAAGCTCAACGAGCAGATGCAGGCGGGCAACCGCAAGCTGTATGCCTGGCTGGCGGAGATATGGAGCCAGCACGACGACCCGGCAACGCACGTGACGCCCGCCGACGTGGAGGCCTTCGCCCATAAGCTGGCCGCCGAAGACCTGGCGCTGTGGCGCTGGGTGACCGAGCAAACCTACGGCCGGATCGTGGCGCACTCGAACCGGGAGCTGCTGGAAAAAAACTGAGCGCGGCGCTGGTGGACCTGCGGACCACCGGCGTCACACGACACCCGCTCTTCGTTCGCATCCTGCTGGCGCAGAAGTTCAACCTCATCACCGGCGCCCAGGTGCGGCCGTGGGAGATTGACGACATCCCCGGCGAATGGCTGCTGGCGATTGAGGTGATGGCCAACGAAACGCAGGCCGAGACCGGCCGGCAGAACGCCAACCAGGTGGTGGACGCTTACTTCGCCGCACGGCGAGCGGCCCACCCGACCTACAGGAAGTATGTGCACTGATGGCTGAACAATCCGTACTTGACATCATCTTCCGCCTCATCAAGCAGGGCGATGGGGTGAAGCAGGCCTCGCAGGAGATGAAGAATCTCGGCACGGGGGCCAAGGACCTGACGGGAATCACCAAGATGCTGACGGCGGGAAACATCCTGCTGGGCGGCGCGCTCCTGGGTGTCGGCAGGGCTGCTGCCGACCAGCTTGTCCGGTTGGTGCAGCTGGTGCCGCAGTTGGTTCTGTTGGGCGACCAGTACAGCCGCAGCCGGGATGCCCTGGAGGCCTACACGGGTTCAGCGGGGGCAGCGCAGCTTGCCATGATTTCAGTCTCCAACGCCGCCGGCGGTGCGGTGGACAACCTCTCGGCATCCGTCAATGCCACAAAACTGTTTGCAATGGGCCTGGCCGAGACGGCGCAGGAAGCGGACAAACTTACCCGCATCGCCATCGGTCTCGGCGCCGCCGTGGGCAAGGACGCCAAATCCTCCTTCGAAGACTTCACCCTGTTGTTGGCCAACCAGAGCATTCTACGGCTTGACCAGTTTGGTCTGAGCGCCGCCCAGGTGCGCGCCCGTATGGACGAGCTTATGGAGACCAACAAGAACCTGACCCGCGACCTGGCCTTTCAGCGGGCGGCGATGGAGTTGGGGGCCGAGAAGCTGGAAAAGCTCGACGCTGCCGGCTTCAAGGCCACGAGCAACTGGCAGCGGTTGGGGGCTGAAGTTCGCAACTTTGGCATCTTCCTGGGAGATGCTATCAACGAAGGTGTCGACCCGTTCCTCGACCGAATTTTTGAGGCCACTGACCGCAACCGAGACCTCGCCCTTTCGATATTCGCCAACACCAACAACTTCACCGAATATTCTGCTGCAATGCGCGAGGCAGGTCTGGTGGGCGGTTTCTTCACGGAGGGCATTGGTTTCACCAACGAGGCCATGTACGAGCAGGCCAAAGCGGCAGAGGCTGCTGCGGCGGGCCTCGATACCACCTCGCTGGCATACAAGCTGGTAGCCGTGGCAACAGAAGAAGCCAAGTTCCAACTCGAAGGCCTCCACCAGCTTATGTCCACTGACCTGGTGCAGGATTTCGAGGACATGAAGCAACGGGTGGGCGACCTTAACGGCGACATCCGTGAATGGCAAGACCGAATCGCCGAGTTGGAAAGTTTGAGCTACCTGACCGAAGAACAGCGCACCGAATTGGACGGGCTGCGAGAGAAGATCGCCGGGGCGGAAGAAAAGGTGGGCGACCTGGAGGCGGCCTGGGAGCGGCAGTCCAAACAGATGGTCTTCAAGCTCATCGAACAGAAACTGGCCCTCGATGGGTTCACACAACAGGAAATTGACGCCCTGGCCCGCCTGGCCGGCCCTGAAGGCTTTGGCTTGATTGACCAGGCGCAGGTCGCCATGATCAACCAAGTAAACAACGTCACCGACGCCACTGAAGTGGGTACAGATGCGTGGATTACTGGACTGATGGGTGTTGCGAGTGCTGCAACAAATGCTGCCGACGAGCTCGCCTCCATTCCTCCAGACAAGACAGTGACTATCACCACCGTCCAGCGCACGGTGTACGAAAGCACCTATAGCTCCACCAACAGCAACATGATCAACAGCATCCGCTCCAAACAGGGCGGCTACCTGGCTCATGGCGGCGAATTCACCGTGCAGGGGATGCCCGGCCCGGACCGCGTACCGGTGGAGATGCACCTCACCCCTGGCGAACGTGTCACCGTCACCCCGCGCGGCGGGCTGGCCCCGTCGGACCGCGCCGGCAGCGGTGGCGGAAACGTGACGATTCAAAACGTCAACATCAACAACAAGATGGACGCCGTCATGCTGGCGGCCCTGCTGAGGAAGCGTTAAATGACCCGCACCTACAAGCTCACCGACGGCACCCTCGAAGTCAACCTCATTGACGCCACCGAACCGGGCATCATTGCTGCGGCCGGCGGGCTGGGCCCGACCGACATCCGCCCGCGCCTGACCTTCAGCGGCGACCAGTTGCAGGCCTTCGAACTGCTGCCAGTGGTGGAGCGGCTGCGCCTCAACATCCGGGCCACCAGCCAGGACAGCGGCGCGTCGATGCTGCAGGACCTGTTCAAGTTGCTGCGGCGGGCACGCGAGTACAACAGCCTGGAGAGCGCGCCCTGGCAGCGCACGCCGGTCTACTTGCAGGCACAGGCCACCGGCGAGACCAACGCCCGCTACGCCCTGGTGCTGGGGGCGGCCAGCATGCAGCTGCCGGACCTGTTCCAGGTGCCCTTCGAGGCCGAGTACGACCTCGAAGACACCGAGTGGCAGGTCGTGCGCGAAGCCATGTGGCGTGGGGCGGTGCCGGAGTCCTTCCCGACGCCGACCAACCTGGTGCACGCCGACGAACCCACGGCCGAGGCCTCGCTGCAGGTTGGCAATTACCGCCACACCAACGAGCTCACCCACATCTACAACTACGACGACAGCCTGACGGCCTTCTCCTCGAACCTGGTGGCCGCCGGCAGTTACGCGCTGTGGGAAGTCTCGGCCAGCACGCCGGCGGTGGATGATGCCGTCTACCTGGGCTCCACTACCGGGCCGTGGTTCAACGCCCGCTTCCGGTTGAGCACTATCGGCAACTTCAATGCCACGTTCGTGGTGGAGTATTGGGACGGCTCGGCGTGGAGCGCCGGCGGCGGGGTGGGCCAGCTCAACAGCTTCACCGCCTACCCGGTGCCGGTGAACTTCACCAACCCGGACAACGACTGGGCCTCTACGACCGTGAACGGTGTGGCCGGCTACTGGATTCGGCTGCGCCTGACGGTCGTCACCACCTGGACAACCTCGCCGGTGCAGGACGCCAACCCGGTGGTGTGCATCAACGAAAACTATGTCGAAATCGCCAGCGACGCCATCGCCGGCGACGAAGCGGCGCTTACCCATCTCATCTGGTACAACCCCAGCGGCGCCGGCGCCCCGCTGGTGCCCAGTACGGTCATCGTGGGGATGAAGAGCCGCGGCCTGACCACGTTCATCAGCATGATCAACGCCGGCGGGCAGAACCCGACCGGCTGGTCCGAGGCTTACGGCACCGACACCAGCGAAGTGGCGGACACCGGCGCACCCGGCGGCAGCCACGCGTTGTGCACCTTTGCCACCAACCAGGCAATGGTGGCGCGTGCCACGATGACCTACAGCAGCACCAGTGAGGTCAATTTTGCCGGCGCCTACCGGGTCTTCCTGCGCTGCCGCCAGGTGGGCAGCAGCAACGGCCAGGTGGTGGTGCGGCTGCGCCTGACCCACAGCGCCACCGTGGACGGCCAGGACGTGCCCCTGCAGGACGTGGGCGAGGGCATCGAGGTGGTGGACCTGGGCCGCTTCGAAATTCTGCCCAACGCACCACGCGGCCCGGAGGCTGCCAGCCTACTTAATTTCAGCCTGAATTTCGTGGTCATGGCACAGAGTCTGGACAGCACCACGCCGGACCTGGAGATCTTCGACCTGGTGCTCATCCCGGTGGATGAGTGGTCGATGGTGACCACTGAATTCAATGGCCAGACCCTGACTATCGGGCGCGGCGTGGCCATCGATGGCGGCGTGCTGCGACGCAACACCAACCTGGTGCAGGTTTCACCCGCCACTGACGTCGTGCGACCGATGTCCAACTACGAGACCCGCGGCGCGCTGCCGGCCATCCCGCCGGCACGCCAGGCGCGGTTGTATTTCCTGGTGCTGAGCCAGAACAGTGCCGGCGTCCCGGAGGCTGCGTTCGGCCTGACAGGCACCGTGGTGCTGCGCACCGTGCCGCGCTGGCATCTGTTGCGGGGGGCGGCATGATCGGATCCGTCGTCCTCACCAACAACCCGGTAACCGAGGGCGCGGTCTATGGTCGCACCCTGCTGCCGGGCGTGGGTCTCGAAGAGGGCAGCTACCAGCACGAGATCCGGGCGATGGGCGGTTTCTGGGCCAGCCAATTCACGCTCCTGGGCACCCTGGACGAACTGCGCGACTTCTTCGCCCGCGGGCTGGGAATGCAGGTGCAGAGCTTCGGCGCTGCCGGCGAGCTGGCCTGGGAAGGCTACATCCATGAACTGGAACTAAGTCTACCCTCCGGCGTGACGCTGTTCGTCTCGCTGGAGTCGATGGGCAACCGCGCCTGGGTGCGCTACAACACCGCCACCGATATCGAAGTGGGCAGCAGCGTGCAGGACTACGACCCGGAGGCGCTGGCGCGCATGTTGCTGTTCGGTGCCGGCGGGGCGGTGCGCTCGACAAAGGTCAACGACACCGTGAGCCAGGCCCGCTATGGGGTCAAGGAGAAGGTGGTGAGCGGCGGCCGGATGAGCAGCTCCGGCGTGGCGGATGACGTCGCGCAGCTGGTGCTGGACAAGTACTCCGACCCGAATCGGCCGTCCATCCAACTGGATGCCGGCCAGGGCGGGCAGACGCCGGGTGTGGCGCGCATCACCGCCCGCTGCCGCGGCTATGGGCGCACGCTGGAGTGGGTGGTCTACAACCAGACCATCAACACCGGCAACGAGAACGTCAGCGCGCAACAGACCCTGGTGGTGGCCGTGGGGGAATTCATCGCCGCTTCCACGGTGGAGACTAACACGCTCCAGGTGCCGCAGGCGCACGACGCCGACCGGCGCGCCCTGGACATCCTCTTCGACAACGCCCGCCTGGGCGACACCTCGAACAATCGCTGGGTGGCGGCCGTCCTGGAAGGCCGCCGATTCCACTACCGTGCGGCCGCCAGCCCGGCGACTGCCCCGCGCTACACCGTGCAGGCGATGGACGCCAACCGGCGCATCCTGGCAGCCGGCCAGGCGGTGACGCCGCTCGAACTGGTGCGGCCGGATGCCTGGCTGAAGGTGCAGGGGCTGTACCCCTTTGACCTCACCCCCTACGCCAGCCTGGATAGCGACCCCTCCGCTGTGTACCTGGAGGCCGTGACCTATTCCGAGCCGGGCAACTTGGACATCGCCGGTGAGCGCAACCAACTGCTCGACGTGGTGCTGGCGCGTGCCGCGGTGCAGAACGCAGGAGCGGTGTAGCGGATGATTAACTCCATCGGCCTCACCCCCTTGGGGCGCAGTCGCAGGCGCGTGTCTGCGTTCTCGCCGCTTGACCTCTCCCCCGTCCTGTGGCTGGATTTCAGCGACACATCCACGCTGTTCACCGACTCGTCAGGTACGATACCCGTTACTGCTGACGGAGATGTGATTGGGCGGGCATCTGACCTTAGTGGCAACGGGAATCATGCCACACAGGGGACGACGCTGAACAAGCCGGTTTGGAGAAGTGATGGCGATGGAGATAGAGTTTACTTTGACCGCTCGAATGACAGCCTTGCCGTTACATCCCTTGCCGCAGGTACTTACACAGTAGGTGCGGCCACATGGTCGGCATCGCAGATTTACACACATAAGCAAAACAGCACGGGTTCGTTCTCTCTCAATCCGGCCGATTTCTACGAGTTGGTTGTAATTCCAGGCACTCTGTCCTCTGGTAACGAGGCGTTATTGCTTGCCTACCTGGAAGAACGGCGCGCTTTGCAGGGCGCGGTGGACGTTTCAACAGACCTTTTCCGAGTGTGGTCAAGTATTACGAGCGTCAGTCTTGCGTTTACAGAGTCCGCTGATGCTGGCGGTGTGTGGGCGGCGGGGGACGGGCAGACGGGAACGGGTACTAGTTTTGTCAAGACACTTGCCGCCGCGCCGGATTGGGTAACGCTAGGTGCGACTACACCGAGCCGGATTACTATAATTAATTGGAGTTCAAAATCGCTATTCGGGCAGTTTATGGACATAAGCAACTTGACTGCCTTGACACAATTTTTTGGACATTTCAATCAATTGACAGGCAGCATTCCCGACCTGTCAAACAATACAGCATTGATACAATTTTACTGCTATGCCAATCAATTGACAGGCAGCATTCCCGACCTTTCAAACAATACAGCATTGATACAATTTTACTGCTATGCCAATCAATTGACAGGCAGTATTCCCGACCTTTCAAACAATACAGCATTGACATTTTTCCTATGCTACTCCAACCAGCTAACGGATTACGCCGGGGGAAGCGTATCAATTACTCTCGGTAACTTCCAAGCGCAAAACAACCAGCTAACGGAGGCGGCGGTGGACGCTATCCTTGCCGCTTTTGTTGCCGCCAACAAGACTACCGGAACGCGGGTACTGAATCTTGGCGGGACAGGCAATGCCACTCCGAGCGCGACAGGACTAACCGACAAGGCCACGCTGCAATCGCGCGGCTGGACTGTAACCACGAATTGAGGACGAAATGACTGTCTGGAAATATCGCCTTAACATCATCCTGCCCGAAACCGACAAGCCCGCGCTGAACGCCCTGTTCACCGCTATTGGCCCGGAAACCGACGGCGAGGCCAATTCCTTCGGCGTCCCGCTATCCGCAACCGGACAAGAACCCGTTACCCATCGCGGGGCTTCTGGTTCGATAACGGAGGAAATGCGGGTGCTGATACAGGACATTTTCGCGGACGAATTTCAAAACTCCGTGATTGAGATATGGCCGAATTACATCAACAACTGGGCGGAGTTCCTAGCAGAGAATAGCCTGATGGCGATTGAGCCGGAGGAAGTATGAAGACGATTATCGTAACGGTCATTGAGGACGGCAAAGAAATCTCATGCCGCAAGGTGGAACTGGGCGACAAGGTAAGTTTTGGCAAGGTGGAACTGACGGCGAAGGATAAGGCCGACCTAGAGCGCGTGGCCGCGAAGGAGGCCAAAAATGTTAGAGCAACAGGGTAATGCCCTTGTGTTTCTCGCCCATTACACAACGGACGGCTTATCTACCACCGGTCTGACCGTGACCGTGGACGTGTACGAAGGCGACACCGAGATTGTCACGGGCGGAAGTGCCGTAGAGGTTGGCGATGGGCTGTATCGCTACACGCTGGCCAGCGGGAGCGTGGACGCCAATGCGCTCTATACTGCTGTGTTCAAGACGGCGACCGCCACCGTAGACGCGCAGCACATCCCGGCTTTGTGGATTGTGGGCCGGACGTGGGTCAATAATGTCAACGCGACGATTACTAGCCGTTCCAGTCATTCGGCGGCGGATGTATGGGCCAGCGCAACCCGGACGCTGACCAGCTTTGGGACTCTTGTGGCGGACATCTGGGCAAGTGCCACCCGCACCCTGACGATGACGGCGCAAAGCATCCTGGCGGCCATAGCAGACGGCGAGATCGCGCAGCAGCGCGGCGACCAGTGGAACATCGCCCTCACCGCCCTGGGGAACCTGGCCAGCTACACCACCCTGGACTTCACCGTAAAGGCCGACGACCGCAAGGCAGACACCGCCGCCCTGCTGCGGGTGCGGCTAAACCTGTCCGGCAGCAGCGACGGGCTGCTGGTGCTCAACGGCGCTGCCTACGGCACCGACAGCGACGGCGCCATCACCATCAGTGATGCGGCCGCCGGCGACATCAACGTCGCGGTCAAGCCGGCCGCCACCAAGCTACTGAAGCCGGGCGTGTACACCTACGACGTGCAGCTGATCAACACCGACGGCACGGTGGGGACGCTCAGCCAGGGCAGCTTCGAAGTGCTGGCCGACGTGACACGGGCGGTGAGCTGATGGACAGTCTGCGACTGTTGCTCAACCTGGGCGATCTTCGCCGGCGGCGCATTGGCCCTCATCCTGTTCAACTGCCTGATGCTGCTGGGCGTGCCGGCGGTCATCGCCCGCCTGGTGCGGCCGTGGTACCGCGGCGAGCCGATTGTGCTGGCGCGCTGGCTCTGGATCGGCGTGCTGGGGCTGTGGTACTGGACGCTCGACCAGGTGGTCGTGCCCATCGAGGCGGAGTACATCTACTCGCCGGGCGTGATGCTCGTGCTGGCCGGCCTGGGCGTGCTGTTCGTCGTCTCGTGCGTCGTGGAGTTCCGCCCTTACCTGAAAGGAAGTCGCACATGAGCCGCGCACATCTCCCTACCGGCCCCGGCCTGTTCGTCCATGAAATCAAGGACATCACCGCCTACTACGGCAGCAACGAGGCCGCGGCGCAAGCCTGCAAGGCGCTGGGCTTCACGTGGATCTGCCCCAAGGTCTCGGAAGGGTTGATCCTGTACAACCAGCGGCCGGTGATGAAGGTGGGCGACAAGGTGCTGGTGTGGGCGGACGACATCCTGCCAGCATTTGTCCAGGCGTTCCAGGCCGAGGGTATTGAGGTCTGGGGCTTTAGTTGGACGTATGGCTACGTGGACCAGGTGAAGCAAACCGAGAAGGTCGTCTACCGGGTACGGCAGTTGAACCTGGCCGGCTGGATGGACGACGCCGAGGCCGACTGGAAAGGGCCCTACGCGGCCCAGGCGCGCAAGTTCCGCAACCTGCTGCGGGCGCAACTGCCCGACACGCCGATTGGGCTGACCTCGTTCCGGTTCCCAAAACGTCACGCCGAGATGCCCTGGGCAGAGTTGTCCGAAGGTCTGGACTTTTATTGTCCCCAGGTCTACTGGCAGGAATCGCACGACGTGCTCGAACAGCTGGAAGAGAGCGTGGCGCAGCACCGCGCCATCCGGGATATCCCCATCATCCCCGCAGGCGCGGCCTACGAAGAGCGCGGCTGGCAGCCGACGCCGGACGAGGTGGATGAGTTTCACGCCGGCGTGATCGCCGGCGGCTATCCGGCATGGATCTGGTGGGAATGGGAGTACGCCATCCTCACGCACCTGCTGGAAGTCATCGCCGCGCAGGACCCAACCGTAGTTCTGCCGGAGCCGGAACCGCTGACGCTGGAAGGACTGCTGGCGCGCATCGAGGAGCTGGAGCGCGCCGTGCGGATGCTGCAGGCCGGCACGCCAGGATATCCAACGCCGGAGCCAGGCACGCCACGACCGCCGACCGCCGAGAAGGCCTACATCGTGAAAGACGAGAAGGCGCCGCTGTTCGAAGAGACCGGCGACCGCCTGGCCCAGGTGAAGGGTGCGGCGATGGACAAAGGCGACCAGATTGGAATCGGGCGCACAGCGGTCTTCAGCACGACCACCGGTCAGCCGCGGGGCAACTTCGGGCTGATCCTGCGGGCGCCCTCGGCGCGCCAGCAAGGGAAGTGGGTGCAGATGAGCAAGGTGAAACCAGAGTAGAGGACGCAGGTATGATTACGATACTTTACAACCAGGTATTTCCGACACTGAACATCCTGGCAGCGCTGTTCTCCATCGGCTGCATTCTGCTGACGTTTCACCGCTACCGCTATGTGCCCAACAGTGTCGCCTACATGGCGCCGTCGTTGGTGGCGTGCGCTGTGGCTTACGTTCTTTTCTTGCTGGGCGTGCTGCCAGAACCCTTCGTAATTCTGCGGCCGGCGTTGCTGGCCCTGTTACCGGGTCCGGGGGTGATGCTGCTTCCCGGCCTGATGGTGGGACATGGGAATAAATCCTGAATTGCAAACCCTATTGATCCAGATCGGCACATTCATCGTGCTGGTTTCCGGCGGCCTGATCTCGCTGCGGATGTTCGGCGCCAATCGCCAGGACATCCAGAGCCGGATTATCGCCAGCCAGGTGGCCACCATTCAGACGCTGCAGACGTCGAATACCAGCCAGGCGGAGCGCATCATTGAGCTGCTCAACGAAAACGAGAAGCTGCGAGACGAGCGCACGCGCCTGAAGGCGGAGATCGCACGGCTGCAGGAGCGCCGGCGGAAGCCGCGATGAACGGGAGGAGGTGAGACCCATGTGAGGATGTTGGCGCGCAAACCGAAGCACTTACCCCTACTCAACTACCCAAAGGAGATCTCGATGCAAGAAGATGAAGCAACCCAGGTGAAGACGCAAACGCCCTCCGTGGGACGAATTGTCCACTTCGAACGTCCCGATGGGCAACACGCGGCGGCGTGTGTCTGCCAGGTGTTCTCGCCGGAAGTGGTGAACCTCTACGTTATGCCGGTTGACTGGAACGACCTACCGGAACTCAAAACCTCCGTGAAAATCGGAGATGGCCCCGGCACGTGGCATTGGCCGGAGTATGTGCCCTAATCGCCTCCCTGAACCCCACTATTGAAGGAGTTTTCGATGAAGACGTTTTCCCCGAAGTTCCGCACCTGGCTGTTGGTCGTGCTGATCCTGGTGATGCCGCTGATCGTGGCGGCCGCCCCGCTGCAGGAGGGCGAGCCGCCGGCCATCCCGGAAGCAGCATGGACGTTCCTGACGATGCTGGCGCTGCCGGCGCTGGCCCAGTTGTACAAAGTCTACGTGGAGCGCGGCGGCAAGCCCATCTCCTCGGACGCGATCACCTGGGTAATCTTTGCCGGCGGTGTGGTCGCCTCGTTCTTATGGGGCGGCGCCAGTGACTTCCTGCGTACCCTTGTGTGGCCCACCCTGGATACTTCTGATCCACTGGGGCTTGTTGGCGCACTGTTGTCTTTCGCCAATGCCCTGGTGGTGGCGGGTGGCCAGGTGGCCGGCGTGGCCAGCGTGTACTACTTGCTGCTGAAGAAGCTGGTGTTCCAGTACGTGCCGGCGTTGACCACGAAGCAGATGGCCAAGGACATCAAGGCCGCGGCGAAGTAGTCCGCTATATACCTATGACAACCACCTGCCGCCTGGCGTGCGGTGGCACAGGGTATATAACAGCCCCCGGCGAGAGTCGGGGGCTGTGTTTTGTAAAGGGTTTGACAGTTGATTGACTTCGCGCCTACGCTTTGGTAGACTGTTCACGAATGACCGTCGGGGTGCCCCCCTCACCTCTGCGGTCGTTCGCTTTTATTCTTGCGGGGTTTTCCACTTCCGGGACAATTAGATCGGGGCTAAAGAATATCACCTCAGCGCCTTCTGCATGGAGATTTGCGCTGTACTGCAGTGAATAAGTTTGCCTCTCGTATTGATCGTATAGATCATATACTTGCGGGGCATTGTCGTAAGAAACCATCCAGGGGATTTTTAGTTTTGAGATGATGGCGGCAATTGCAGCATGGTCAGCATGAGAGTAGTGATTGGTGTACAGCCTCTTCCCCTTCGAATAGTACGGTGGGTCAAGGTACATTAGAGCCTTTGTGGCCAATTGATTGGGGATTTTTTGGATGAATGTTGCTGCATCCAGATTGTATAGGCTTATGCCCTGGCGGAATTTGGCTATCTCCTGAATCCGAGTGATTAGGCCTTCCCTGTTGAAGCGCGCGTCAAGTTGCCAATCGCCCGCTTGCGACTTTCCTCCGATCACGCCTCCAGTAATGATCCCCGATCGATTTGTGCGATTCAGAAAGAATGTGGAGAATGCTATCTCCAGCGGTGTTCTGTTTTCGGGATGATCCAGAATTGCCCGCTGTTGACCCCAGGTCCTCATTGATATCGGGGTCTTGCGGATTTTTTGCACTAATGCATCGGTTTCGTTGAGAACTGCATCCCAGAAGCAATAGATTTGCTGGCTAATGTCGTTGATGTGTATGCGAGACACGCGCCCTGTCATGAGTAGGCGCAGTGCAATGCTGGCTCCGCCGGCATATGCCTCAATATATTCTCCGCCCAATAATTGGTTTTGTTGGAGAATCAGGTCGACAAATGAGGCCAGTTTGTTTTTTCCACCTGGATACCGCAGAGGAGAGGGGTACTTCATTGAAGGCCTCCTTCCCTTAGTTCATTGCTTCCAGGAAGCGGACGATGTTCCCAAACGTGATCGCAATGTCCTTGGCAGTAAGGGAAAAGTGCGGATTATGGATCAGCTGGTTCATTGAGGTAACCGAAAGGAGGCCTTCCTGCTTTGTCAGCTCTGTAATTGCTGCGTGGAAAAGCTTTACTTTCTCTTTGTCCGGCTTGCCGCTGTCTAAGGTGACTAAATGTTTGTGTATATCCTTGAGAACCTCCACAAGCTTTCTATCCCCACCGTCTGCTTTCAATAGAACTGGCCCGCCTTTACTTGCGTGCTCGGCGCAGTAGGCTTTGGCGGAAAGTTCAAACATGCTTCGTAGGACGAAGCAAAATGCGAGAGGAGTCTTGCTAATGTCAAGAGCAATCGCTTCGTCTTTGAGAGCAACTAGCTTTTCGCGATTTTCTCCCGCTGGTTTGAATTTTCGTAGTGCGGCTCTCACTGAGCGCGTGTCATTGATTGATGTTGCGGTTGGTTTTCTGCCAGCGCCGGTAGAAGTACTTGTGCTTTTACTGGTCTCACTTTGCGATCCGGTTGCTTGGCCACCACCACTCTTAGTTCGGTTTGCATCCGTGGTACTTTCTGAATCTTCTGGCATCGGAGGGATGCCAAACGGCAAGGCGAAGTCCACCGACTTTGATCGCATCTTCTCGAAATTGATTTGACCCGTACCTATAGCTTTGATAACTTCGTCTAGTTGATCCCTGTATTTGACCTTCGGGTACGCCTCGACAAGTTTCGGTGCGTTGATTACCCCCAGCCGAGGAGCCAATTTCTTCATCGCCTCTTCCAAAATCGTGAGCGGGAATTCGCTCCCCCAAGCACTGCGTTCTGTGTGGGTGATGTTCTTCCCCGCCTCGAGGTATTTTTCAAGAAGATCGAGCGCATTCTCGTTTGATCCGCTCTCATCTCGAGCATGACGCGCCCGCGCTAAGGCGCTCCAGTTTTCACGAGAAGCCGCCTCGCCCTTGCCGTGGGTTAGTCTCACTACCCGGCTAACTGCCGCAGCTTCTGCGGTATCGTAGATTGTGCACGGAAGGCTTCTGTTGGCGGAAACCCATTCAGGCAGTAGGGTTGAGATCTTATCCTTGAGATTGTCGGGGATAGTAAATTCGTCATCGGCAAACATTCCAAGTATCAGCTTCATCGAAGCCACCCTACGATTGCCCTCCTTTACAACTAACGTTCCATTGACTTCGGCCTTCAGTGCAATTATGTTCTCAGTGGGAAGATACCCATCATCTAACAGACTTTCCATTAGGGCCCAAAACCGACCTGGACTCGAATCGATCATGGCATGCACGGCGCTTACTTCGTCAGGCTGCCGAAGTGTACGGTAATTATTCAAGTCAATGCTGAGTTCTTCAACGGGAATGTGTCGGATCGCGGGCATTACCCCTCCTTCAACTGTGACTGCAATTTGTCCAAGTTGAAGGAGATTATACATTGCAATCCCGACATCCCGATCCGAAATTGATGTGCCCATCATCCCCCCTTTCTTCGCAGCACCTTGCATTCCGGGCATTGCTTCTGCGCCGGCCCGCTGGGGATGAAGGGCTTCCGGCAGTCGGCCCACTTGCACCGGCGGGAGCTGCCGGCGTAGATGGCGCCAGGCTCGACGGTCATGGGGTCGGCCTGAATCTCCACAGTAGCCAGCTGCGGCAGGCCTTCGCTCTGGTGCAGGGCGTGCAGGCGGCGAACGGCGACCTCTATTCCTTCCGAGATCGCCTGCCGGCCGTTCTCCAGGTTGGAGATGTAGCCGCGGGTGTACGGAGGCGTGCGGCCGCTGACCTTGCTAAGCGCATCGGCCAGACCAGCCAGGGACAGGCCCAGCCCCTCCCGGAACCAGCGTAAATCCGAGGCAGAAAAGGCGGGGGTATTTGAGAGAGTCATATCAGAAGCCACGTTCAGCTATTCCGTTCAAAAACAGGGCCGACTATACACCTGCTATACACCTTCGGCCGGCAGGGGCAGAGTCGAAAATCGCTCAATCGTCCCCAAAGAGGCGTTTACGGGTCGTTTCGGCATCCGTTCCCGGCAGCCAGGTGAAGCGCTGGCCGGGGCGGGGTTCGACATAGCCGGCAGCGATGAGCCAGTGGATGGCGGCCTGTTCGTCCAGCTGGGCAGCACTCCCGTTGGCGTGCCGGCGCAAGCTGGGCAGGTCTTCCGTGCCGTAGCCGATGCACAGGTCAAGGTAGTTAGCGAACCAGTCAGCGGAGAGTTCCCGGCCGCCCTGGACGAAGACGGTCTCGATGCCGCCGGACCAGGCGCGGCGTTCGAGCCGGCCGCTGGCGCCGAGGGCATAGGCAAGTTGGAGTTCGTTCAGGCCGCGCACGGCGCCAGCGATGTCTATCTCCGGGTGGCGCAGGCGGTTGAGGAATTCGGCCCAGGTGGGCAGGAACTGGCTGAGCCAGCCGACGGCGTTGAGGGTGGCGTAGAGGCCGAGGAGGACGCCGGCGGTGGACAGGAAGAGGCGCTGCCAGTCTGCCAGGTTGGGGCGGGTGGCCAGCGCCCAGCACAGGGAGGCGAGGAGGGCGGCGAAGGCCGATGGCCAGAGGCGGGTTTCGCTCATTGGATCCAGCCCCCCACCCCTTCCGGGGCCACTCCCCCAGGCGGATTTACGCTTACAGCCGTGCGGTCACCTGCCTGGGGGGGCTGGTTGGCGGCTGCGACGAGGGTGGCGACACGGATGATGTTTTCGGCGTCTTCGCGGGCGATGCGGTCGGCGATAGGCTCTTCCGGGACAGGCAGCGGCCGGTAGGCGACGAAGGCCGCCAGCCCGCCGGCGAGACCGGTGACGGCCAGCCCAGCAGCAGCCTGAGCGGCTGGGCTGTGCTGCACGACGAACACGGCCAGTCGGGCGCTATATTCGCAGAGCAGACAGAAGGCGGTGACGGGGAGGATAAACAGGAATTGCTTGAAGCTCATGGGGTCACCTCAGCGTATTGGCTGGCAAGCTGGGCCTGGAACATCGCCGGCGCCGCCAGCACGACCTGCGGGTCTCGGCCGGCCAGGTAGTGCCGGATGCGCAGCACCTGGGTGATGTGGCCGACGGGGACGTCCAAGATGCACTCGTAGAACGCGATGCGGCCGCTGGCCGCGTGGCCGATGTTCCACTTGCGGGCATTGACCGACCGGAAGAAGATCGCGCAGAAGGAGTGTCTCGCGCCCCATCGGTCGTAGGCGTGCATCAAGGCGTATTCGACGGCAGCCGGGTCTTCGCCGTCTACGGACCAGACGGGCTGGCGAATGTGCCCGACGCGCCGGATGCCCTCAAAGGCTTCGCCGCTGGTAGCGTGGCAGAGGATGGGCGGGACGGGGTGAGTCATGCGGGTACTTTTGCGGCGAAATTGGCCCGAACGTTTTTGTCCGGAAAGCGACCCTGCAGGTACTGGGCGGCATACAGACCCAGCCGGGCAGTGAGTTCGTCGGCATGGACCGGTGACGCGACCTGCAGCAGGAGTTTTCGTTCACCCTCC